TCTACTGGCGCAGTAACAACTAGAATGAGTTCAGGCATGCCTGACTTAACTGGTTTATCAATATCAGATGTAGCAACTGCATCTACATTAACTCTTGCAGCAGATACAATTTCTGTTGTAAATTATGCTGGTGGAGCAGCGTGTGCATGTACATTACCGGCGGCAACGCAAGGTAGTGTTGTTGTTTACGCTCAAGCTAAAGATACAACTGGTGGAACAGCTACACTTTCTTTTGACTGTGCAGGTACAGATGCTTACGCAACTGGATCAGTAATTGAGTCAAGAGGTTCTTCAGAAGTAACTTTTGATACTTCAGCATCGGGTGAAACTTTATTAACTTTCACTCCTGCTAACGCAGCGACAAACCTTTTTACAACTGGAAGCATGATTGCTTTTATTTGTTATGAAAAAGGAACTTGGCACATTGCTTCAAAAATGGGCGGTGCTGCTGACGCGACTACTGGTGCATTTTTATTTGCATCGTAATAATTAATTAATGTGGGGCTTCGGCCCCGCATTTAATTTTAAGGAGAAAAAATATGGCAACATCAGACCAACAGTTTTCTTGTAGAACTTCTGACGGTAGATTTGGTAGAACAACAGACGCTTCAAGTTCATTTATTGGACCAGCTAGAATAACTTATATTCAAGTTGAAGGCGTTGCGAATAGTAATATCAAACTTTACGACGGAACAAGTGCATCTGGAACTTTAGTATTCGAAGGTAATTGCGGAACTGAAGGATTAGATATTTACGTTCCTGGAAGCGGTATAAGATGTAGAACTGGTATATATTTAGATTTAACTAACACGACATCGGTTACTATCGGCTATACTGGATAGGAGGTTAAATGGCTAATACTACCTCTGGAACAGCAACATTTGATAAGACTTTTGCTATTGATGAAATAATAGAAGAGTCTTTTGAACGTATTGGATTAAAAAATGTAGCTGGCTATGAATTAAAATCTGCTAGAAGATCTCTTAATATTCTTTTTCAAGAATGGGGAAACAGAGGAATTCATTATTGGGAAATTGGATCAACTAATATTGATTTGATCGAAGGACAAGTCGAATATAAATTCTTTAGATCATCTGACGATGGCACAAGTGCTACAACAAATTCTCCAGCAAGTGTTTACGGAGTGTCTGATGTATTAGAAGCACAATTAAGATCTAATAGAACACAAACAACTCAAGCAGATTCTCCAATGACAAAAGTTGATAGATCTGCCTATGCTGCTTTTTCAAATAAATTATCAAAAGGGACTCCAAATCAATATTGGGTTCAAAGATTTATTGATCACGTAAGTATAAGTATTTATCCAACTCCAGACTCTTCAAATGCATCAAAAGATATGCACATTTATTATATTAAAAGAATTCAAGATGTGGGTGATTATACAAATGCAACGGATGTACCATTTAGATTTGTCCCTTGTATGGTATCAGGATTAGCATATTATTTAGCACAAAAATATAAACCAGAATTAATTCAAGCTATGAAATTAGTTTATGAAGATGAATTAGCGAGAGCATTAGCGGAGGACGGGTCAGCTTCAAGTACGTATATTACACCTAAAGCTTACTACCCAAGTACATAATGGCAAAATACGCAACAGGCAAACATGCAAAAGCAATATCAGATAGATCTGGTTTACAATTTCCATACAAAGAAATGGTTAGAGAGTGGAATGGATCTTTTGTACATATGTCTGAATACGAACCAAAACAACCTCAATTAGAACCTAAACCAATGAATGGCGATGCTATTTCTTTGCGTAATGTTAGGCCCGCAAGAACAGAACCTGTTACACCTATAATTTTACCTTTAAACGCTTTTACCGCTACAAATGGATCAGGCACAGTTTCAGTTAATGAACCGAATCATGGTAGGTCAACAAGTGACACTGTTAGATTTAGAGATGTTGAGAATGTTGGTGGGATAGCTGCAACCACTATAAATGGATCAAGTGGATTTACAATAACAGTTACAGATGCTAATAATTATACGTTTGCATCTGGAGCAACAGCTTCGTTCACACAAAAAGGAGGAGGTGGATCTGCGTCCGCTGGACCAGTTACACAACAAGCATAATGGCAGGATTAAGCGCATCAGGACTAAAAACACAAATAAGAAGTTACACAGAAGTTGACTCTAATGTGTTATCTGATTCTGTTTTAGAAAACATTATTTTAAATGCACAATATAGAATTTTTAGAGATGTGCCTATTGATGCAGATAGAAAACAACAATCGGGTAATTTAGTTGCAGGACAAGAAACAATTAACTGTCCAGCTGGAGCTGTATTTATCAGAGGTATACAAGTTTATGATTCAACTGCAGTGCTTACAGGAGCTAACACTTGGTTAGAGAAAAAAGATGTAACATACTTACAAGAATATCAACCCATTACAGGCACGTCTGCAGCACAGGGTAAACCAAAATACTATGCTATGTTTGGTGGTGCTACAGGAGAATCAGATACTACATCAGGGCGGATATTTTTAGCCCCTACACCTAATACTACCTACAAATTTAGAGTTCATTATAATGTGGCCCCGGCTCTTTTAGAGGGTGACGGTACTAATTATATTAGTTTAAACTTCCCCAATGGCTTGTTATATTGCTGTTTGGCAGAGGCTTATGGCTTCCTAAAAGGTCCAGCAGATATGTTGACTTTATACGAGAACAAGTATAAACAAGAAGTACAGAAGTTTGCTAATGAACAAGTTGGCAGACGTAGACGAGACGATTATACAGATGGTACAATCAGAATTAAAATTGATTCACCATCACCATAGGAGATAAAAAATGGCAATAACATCGGCAATTTGTACAAGTTTTAAAGTAGAACTATTAAAAGGTGTTCACAATTTTACAGCAACAACTGGTGACACTTTTAAAATCGCTTTGTATGATAGTGATGCAACTCTTGGTGCATCAACTACAGCGTTCACAACTTCGGAAGAAATTACAAACACTTCAGGAAGTGCATACACATCTGGTGGTGCTTCGCTTACAAGCGTTACCCCAGTTGCATCTAGCACGACTGCAGTTTGTGATTTCGCAGATGTAAGTTATTCTTCAGCATCTTTTACAGCCAACGGAGCGATGATTTATAATGATACTGCAACAGGAGATCCTGCTTGCGCTGTCATAGCTTTTGGTTCTGATAAAACTGCAACAAACGGAACTTTTACAATTCAATTCCCTACAGCAGACGCAACTAACGCAATCATTAGATTAGCGTAAGGAAGGGTCGATGTCCGACGTTTCTACAGGTTGGGGTCGATTTACCTGGGGCCAAGCTTATTGGAACAGAGATGCATTACTAGCTACAGGTTGGGGTGCAAAAGCATGGAACGATGGTGAGTGGGGAAATCTTGCTGACGAAACAGTTTCATTAACAGGCGTATCATCTACATTTTCTATTGGATCCATTTCCAACGTAATCGCAGTAACAGTGGAACCGACTGGTGTTTCTTTTACTAGTTCGGTAGGATCTATATCACCAGTAATTCCAAAAACAGTTGAAGTAGGTGGAGTTTCTTTTCAATCAACTGCAGGAACATTTACAAATGTAATAGATGTGATTTCATCGTTGACTGGTGTATCATCAACGTCTGCGACTGGTGTAATTGATCCCGCTGATCAATTTGTAGGTTTAACAAGTCAAGTTGTAACTTCATCTTTAGGAACAGCAGTTGCACCAAATGAAGATGTATCTGTAACTGGACAAGCCATAACTTCAGCACAAGGAACAGCAGAAGGTATAACTTCACACGAAGCTAATTTAACAGGTCAAGCTATAACATCTGGACAAGGTTCTGTTGTCGTTCCAAATGATGCAGCAATTTTAACAGGCGTACAAGCAGAATTTAGTTTAGGAACGTTAGTAGGGTTAGGATCTGCAGTTGAAAATTTAACAGGAGTTTCTTCAACTATGTCTGTAGGTAGTATTACACCTGCAGATGTTATGGGATTAACTGGAGTTTCTGCTACTGCATCCACTGGAACTATAGATCCCAAAGATCAAGTAATGGGATTAACTGGACAATCGGCTACTGTTTCTGTAGGTATACCTTCTATAATAGCTTATGCGAATATTGACACCGGAAGCAACACGTCGTATAGTAATATTTCAACGGGTTCGAATACTTCATATTCGGATGTTGCAACTGGCTCAAATACAAGCTATAACGACGTAACAGGAGAAGCAGCTTAATATGGCATCGACATATACACCTTTAGGAGTGGAACTTCAGGCAACTGGCGAAAATGCTGGAACATGGGGTACAAAAACAAATACAAACTTACAGATTATAGAGCAGATAACTGGTGGATACACAGCACAATCAATTGCAGGTGGTGCTCAAACAACTACACTTTCAGTTTCTGATGGATCAACTGGAGCTGTTCTTGCCCACAGAGTTATAGAATTTACAGGTACAATTACAGGTAACCAAATCGTTACAATTCCTTTAGATGTACAAACTTTTTATATTTTAAAAAATTCAACATCTGGTTCTTACACAGTACAATTTAAATATGCGTCTGGATCAGGAAATAGTGTTACTTTTTC